GGCTCCGCGAATGTTGATGCGGTCGCCAGTGGCGTAGCCATGCGCGGCGAGAGTGGCCGTGGCCGTGAGGTTGCCAGTGCCCCCACGCGTCAGTGAGGAGATTGTTTTGTCCGTGCCGAGCTGGAAAGGAACGGTAATTGCCTCGCCAATGTAGCCGATGGATTCGCCCAACCTCTTCGCGCCTTTGCGCGTTTGGGCCACGCCTCGGTCGAGGCGCATGTTTTCGCAATATTGGACCATGCCCGCTTGCAACTGCAGCGGGTTCAAGCGGGAGGCCATGCCGAGGAATCCGGCATCGCCTTCGACTATGGTCTGATCATCGGGCATCTACCTTCTATTCTGCGGGGGCTTGTCAAGGAGGGCTCGGATGGCTTTGGCGCTGATGCGCGGCTCGCCTTTGAATCGCATCAGGTCTGCAAGTTGGCTGGGGGTCTTGCCGCGATGGCGGGCGAGGACGGCTTGCACCCGGTCGAGCAAATGGGCCGGAATGCCTGCGAGGGCTTGGGGCGAGGATTTGGCGGGCTTGGGGGTGCCGGGCTCGATGATGCGGTAGCAGGTGACTTGCACGGGGCGCATGGTGGCGGCGTCCCAATCGCTGAACTTTTTGGTCTCGATGTCGCGGGCTTCGATGGCGTCGCGCAGGAGGTCGTGGACATTGCGCTCGGGGCAGCCGAGTTGGCGGGCGGCTTGCTGGCGGGTGAGCCAGCCTTGGTTCGGAGGGATGCCGTATTTGAGGGCTTTGTGCTTGAGGGCGATGGCGGCGAGTTTGTTCATGCGGACTTGGGTTTGAGGAGGAGGCTGGCGTAGCTGGTGCCTTCGTTGATGGTGACATTCACCATCTGGAAGTTGCCGGTCTTTTTGCTGATGAAGCGGACGAGGTAGCCGTGCGTCCACTCGGTGGGGCGGGTGTTGGCGTAGAGGGGCTGGCGTTTGCACAGGCAGCCGGGGTTCCATGCGGAAATGAGGCCGACGCCTGGGAGGTGCATGGGCTTGTAGGCGGCGCGGTGGGTATCGAAGAAGACAATGTTCGCAGCGGCTTTGGCCATGGCTTGCCCGGCGGCGTCGCGGGCGTTGCTGATTTTGTGAACGAAGAAGGCTTTGTCGATTTTGACCCAGCCAGGCGTGTCGCAGTCGCCGTGGGTTTTGCCTTGGTGGTAGTAGTGGATGCCTCGGTCTTTGAGCCGGAGGACATGCTCGGGGCAGAAGGTGCGGCGGAGGAGGTCGGTGTCCTTGTGGTGGGCGAGGCGTTGGGTGAGCGCCCACCGCTCGACGCGCCATTCGTGGTTGCCTTCGATGTAGTGGCATTCGGAGGGCGAGGCGGCGGCGAGGATTTGGTCGAGGAGGCTGTTGGCGACGGCGATGTCGTCCTCGTAGGAATCCTCGGTCTCGGCGACATAGCCGAGGGTGTGGTGTTCGGCAAGGAAGCCGCCGCAGTCAATAAAATCGCCCCCGATGATGAGGCGGTCGGGCTTGAGGGTTTTGAGATCGCCGAGGAGCGCGGCCATGGCGGCGGGGTCGTGTTTGTTGCCGTGGACATCACTGAAGATGACTTCCACGATGTCGCCGGTTCCGGCTTTGGAGGTGGTGGGAGTGATCTTCTTGGGAGCCTTGGCAAAACGAGAGCGCTCCAGAGCTTTGACGGTCTCGGAATGGGCGCGGCGCTCGGCTTCGAGCTGCGAGCGGGCTTGGGCGGCTTCGTTCTGCGCGGCGGTGACTTGGCTGGCGTGAACGATGTTTTGCAGTTTGTTGGTTTTCATTCTTCGTCCTCCTCGTCTTCGTCTGGCTCGTAGGGCCAGAGCATGTCTTCGGCTTCGCGGCAGAGAGATTTTGCTGCGTAGTCGTTGCCATACTTTATGTCCATGTAGAGCAGGTAAGGGATTGTCTTCTGACCGGCGCGGTCCATTTCGGCGTAGACGAGGGCGACGAACGCGCTCCATTGGGTGGGGTGGATCGTCTGACAGCCGAGCGAACTCGTAGTGTTGTATCCTCCTTTGTGCAGGTTGATGGCGGTTCCCATGCTGTCGCCTTCGCCGTCGCGGGTCACGGGGAGTTGTTCGCCAGGCGTGGCGGGGCGCAGGGCGGGGTAGCCGCCGCCGGGCTTGCTGAGGCCGTGCTTGCCTTTGCGGTAGCGGTGGACTCCAGGCTTGAGGACGGCGATTCCTTTGCGGCGCACCGAGGGATCGGTGTTGGCATTGAAGGTGGCGTAGGCGTTGGGCGAAACGAGAAAGATCGCATCGTCATAAATGCCACGGTCGTTCTCGCCTGGCACTCCCATGCTGTCGCGGTAGTAGCCTCGGATGCCCACCAGCGCGACCTCATCGGCAACGCGGGCCTTGGTGAGCAGGGCTTGCGTCTTCGACTTGGCTTGTTGAGGGCGGATCGGGGGGAGCATCAGAAGTTTTAAGAATTAAGAATTAAGTTTGAAGTTTTCCCTCTGTGCTCTCTGTGTCCTCTGTGGTTATTTATCCTTGAGCGCGGGGATTTTGGGGAGTTGGTAGGTGAACCTGCCGTAGTCGGTTTCGAGCGAGACGCCGAGCGTGGTGCAGCCGGTAAGGAACGAGATCGTCACAAAAATGTATCCGATCAACAGGGCCGTCGCGGAGACCTTGGCCGGGGTGCTCATTTGCGCTCGTCGCGGAATATCTCGATGGCGGCAATGATGGCCGCCACGGCGCTGCCGATGGCTTCCCAATGCTGGGGCGAAAGGCTTAATCCAGCGAGGCCGCCGAGGACGGCGAGGCCGCGAAAGGTGGAGGGCTGTTTGAGGTGCGAGAGGAATTTATTCATGGGGGTGCTTTCGTTTAAGGATGGCGTAGAGCGAGGCGAGGCCGACCGCGCAGCCGATGAGCAGCGAAACAATTCGGAGCCACGCCTCGATCTCGGGGAGCATCGACACCCCGAGCCCCGTCGCCGTAGCGAGGAGGCCGGTGAAGGAGGCTGTGGCTTGTTGCGTGTCCATTAGCTGAGGGCGGCGGCGAGCTGGGCTCCGGTGGTGGCGACGGTGCTGCACTGCGCCAAACGGGTTGTCTCGAGCAGATCCGTTTTGCCTTTGATCGCGGTGATGTCGGCGGTCGGAATGTCTCCGGTCGCTGCTGGCGAGGCGGGGAGCAGGTCCGTTTTTGCTTTCACTGCGGCGATGTCGCTGTTTGCTGGCGCTGTGTAGGCGCTGCCTGCAAGGCGCGAACTGATGGCTTGGTCCACCCGCCCAAGCTCAACCGAAAGCTCAGTTCTCACCTGTGTGGCGATGGCGGCTGCGGTTGGGACGGTAGGGGCGTTGGTGAGGGTGGTGACGGTGGCAAGCGTGCCCGATGGCGCGAGGCGGCTGCTCACCGTGGCGTCGAGGTTTGCCAGCTTGGTGCTGTTAGAATCCATCTCGGTGCGGATCTGCACCACGCTCGGGATCGAGAGGGCGGAGATGGCGGACTCGACGAGGCTTTGGTCTGCTGGATCGCTTGGGAGGTTGTCGGTTTTGCTCTTAATCGCGGTGATGTCAGAGTTTGCTGGCGCTGTGTAAGACGCCGAAGCGAGGCGGGAGCTGGTTGTTGCGTCGAGGTTTTCGACTCCGGCGCGGCCGAGGACCCAGAGGCTTGGTATGTGCTGGGCGTCCACGGTGGAGTCGGTGGTTTTGAAGATGGCGGCGTATTCGCCCTCCGAGGAATTGTCGGTCGAGAGCGTGTAGCTATACAGCCCGCCGCCGAGGGCGGTGGCGCTGCCTGCGGTCACGATCTGGGTGCCGCTTGGATTGTAGATGTCAACGGCGACGGTGAGGCCAGTTTTGCCTTGTTTCGACGCTGTGAAAAACGCCAAGAACTTTACGGAGGTGGATACTTGTTCGAGCATGGTTTGTGGTGGGTTTAGATTTCTTCGGGTTGCGGGAGTAGTGGCAGGACTTCGGACATGGGGAGGACTTCGACGAGCGTAAATAGCTCGGCGGGGAGATGCGCGAAGCCCTGCGCGTAGAGGCCGCCGGGGCCGATTTCTGTAAGGAGGTCTGCGCACAGCATTTTGCGGCCATCAACAAGATCGACAGGGCTGGCAACATGCCGGGGGTTGCCATACTCGGATTGGACGGCGGCGAGTTGCTCGGCGAGTTCGGGCGAGAAGACGAGCGTGAGGTTTTTCGCGGCGTCGTAGCTCACAGGCTGGTTGATGAGGTCGGCGAGTGTCATGGTATGGCGGAGGCGAGGTCGGTCATGAGTGTGCTGACGCGGGTGTTGAGGAGTGCGAGGTCGAGTGATTCGCCGATGGAGTAGAAGGAAAGCGCCCCGTTAAATATATATGACGAATATATAGTTCCGTTACTTTGCGAATCGCCAAAAACTAAAATATTGTTTGAGTCGGCAGCGGAGCTGGTGTGGGTAATGGTTGCGGAGTTGGCAGTCGGACGGCGGCGCACATAATTTGCGGCTGCATTGCGCGAAACGCCATAAAAGCCGAGCGTGCTGGCAGTGCCTTGACTACCTAGCGAGGCCGTCGAATTGCGGATTCGCGGATACAGGACGCCTGACGCGTGAAGTATGCTAGAAAAGCAAGCAGCGCCATCAGCCCCTATCGAATAGCGAGTTCCAACGGCCACGACAGACATGTTGACCGCTAAGTGGGCGTTGTTTTGGGGGTCGGCATTGTGGGCGCGGTTGGAGTTTAAGTATTTAGTAGTGCCATTTCCTTTTAATCCGGTCTTCCGGTTAAAATCGGCGGTTACAAAATTATTGTTGGTGGGGGCCGTGCCGACGAGAGGGACGAGTGCGCCTGAAAGAGTGCGCGCCCCTGCCAAAATGCAGGAGGATTTGAGCGCAATCCACAGACCATCGGTCACACAACCCGAGATAAAATTTTGGTATGCAGTTATGACGGCGGATTCTAAAGGTTGGCCGTCCGCTGATTCAACGGCGGCGATGTAGTCGGCGGCGATCTGAGCGGCGTTAACCCCTGTCATTGTCGG